GTATCAGCTGGTGGAGACGGTACAACAACTGCAGTTGCTGATACTTATTCGGTAGTAACTGCATTTGTAATATCCTCTTTTACAGCAACTCAAACAGTTGCTGCTGGAGGTACGATTAACTTTGCTTGGACAACTGATGGTACAAATGCACCTTTAGCACAACCAGATAATTTCGGAGTAGGTTATACCTACTCTATAACTGATGGAACTACTGAGGTAGCAAGTGGAACTTACCTCGGACTTACTGATAGTGTGTCCTCTAGTTCTTCAAGCACAAGTATTACAGCACCTTCAAGTGGCACTCTTCAGTATCAAATTCAAGTAACTGTAGACTATACGGATAGTAGTGGGGGCGCAAGAAGCTATACTACTGAGTATACTAATGCATCTACTACTACTACAGTTGTATCTGCCCCTACTAATTTAACTCTTGGAACAGATCCTGGAACCGAAAGCTCGTCTGTAAGTATTGCTGTGACCGCTTCAGGATCTCAAGGTACAACAGAATTAAGTGCTACGAGTAATTTTTCCACAATTATAGCAAACGGCGGAAACTTTACGTTTACTCGGGGAACTCCAAAAACTATTTATGCAAGAAATAAAGTTGGAACAGTTTATTCTGCTACGTATTCAAAAGCTCTCACTGCCCAATACCTTGATACGAACAATGCTACAGTAACTATTAGTAGCTATACTGCAGGTATATCGCAGTCCGCAACTTCTTTAACAAGAGACTTTAGCGGAGGTAAAAGTGGGCATAGCTACTCTTTATTGTTATATGGAACCTCAACAGTAGTTGACACTGAAAATGCAACATCAGGCACTTTTACAATTGGAAATACACACCTTCCCGGAGAAGCAGAAACTCAATGGTACTCGGTAAGAGCAGTACGAACTACAACCGCAGGCGGTTCTGGTTCAGACTATGAACTTACTGGGAACCATATTTACACTTATAGAAGGTTTGCTAATCCAGCAGCACCTGTAGCAAGTGACGATAATGCGCCAGACGAAATAGTAAATATAAAAGTAACTGTAGACGATAAAAGTGCTGCTTCAATTACTCCCGATAGACTTTATATAAGAAGAAATGTAGATTTACAAAATCCAGTAGTTTATGAAAACAATAACCCTACTTACATTACTTTTAATGGAGATGGTACATATGATACAAGTTTTACACAAACTAGAGGAGTAACTAGTCCTACCTATAACTATAATAATTATTTATCTGTTGCACCTATAGATAACCCTACAGAAGCAGTAACTCCTGGTAAAAACGTAAGAACTTTCAGCTACTCTGTAACAAGTTCCACTAGCTATGTTCCTGGGTTTATTGACCCTTCTAATCCAACAGTTGCAAACCCGGACACAGTTCCTGCAGGATCAACTTCAAATGTTACCGTAACACTTTCAGGAGTAACTACAGAGCTACCTCAATCTGGCGATAGTGCTGTAGAAGTATTTTCAATAGTACCTGATTCTGTAAATATTCCATACAATGCTACGACTTTGGAAGTTGGAAATGACTTAGACGTTACCAGTAACCGTATAGATAATCAATTAGATCCAACCTTTGCATATGCGTCCTCAAATGGAACTTCCAGTGTAAATTTTGAGATTTTAAACTCTGATCTTCCCGCAGACGGAGCAGAGCCAATTACTTATCGAGTATATAGATATAGAAGATCTACAGCAGGGGGTAAAAATAACTACTATAGAGGTAATACGTTTACAATAACGAGAGAGTCTCCTAATCAAGTTACAAACTTTGCCCCAGAACTTTCTACATATACAGAGAACTCTGGAACACAAACTGTAAACTTTAATTTTAATATCTCTGGAGCGCTTCAAACTACGTATTATTGGAAAATAAACAGAGTTAGTGGCACTGAGGAGGGAGAATTTTCTACTGCTGAAAGCGGAAGTGTAACTCTTCCAACAACTAGTTTTAATGTAGGAATAACTAGTAATACTATAGATGAAACAGCTTCTCAGGGTGAGACATTTAACGCAGAATTATTTACAGACTCAAATAGAACGCAGTCATTAGCTGTATCTTCTGAGTTTGTTATTTATGATAATGATTTAGCATTTGCAATTACTGCTTTTGATAGCCCGATTGCTTATACAGGTACAGCAGCAAGTGTTACTGTACAAAACAATGGTCAAGGAGGCTTACAGCCAAATTCTGTAGTTTATAATATAACTAAAGATGAAGTAGCTTATGCAGTTGTTGATTTACCTAACGCAGGCTCTTCAGAAATTTATCAACTTGGAAATTCTTTACCAGATCAGGATCCGGGCGGAGCAAGTACTTCAAATACGTATGAGTTACGTGTATGGAATGGAAACGAGCTACTCTCAGGGCCTCAGTTTACTATAGAAAGAAGCGGTCAACCAGGTGCTTTCGATCTAGGAGGACCTTTATCAGATATACCCGCAGGAGACATAGCTTATTCTAATTTATTTACAATTTCAGGAATATCGGCAGCAACTCCTATAGCTATTTCAGGAAGCGGATCTCCTCAATATAGTATTAATGGAGGCGCTTATACATCCTCTTCGGGAACTGTAGATAATGGAGATACAGTACAAGTTAGAGTAACTGCTTCAAGTACAGCAGGAGCGGAAGTTATAGCAACTTTAAACATCGCAGGTGTGACAGATACTTTTTCAGTAACTACAACTACTTCTACTCCCGGTGGAGGAACTGGAGGAGAAGGTACTTCACTACCTTCGCTAGGTGGATACGGTGTAGAGATATACAACTCAGCTGGAAATTTAATTATAAATTTAGGAAGTAGTATCTCATCTTTTATTACTTCTTCTCAAATAAATGTTGTTGCAAATACTACTTCAGCACTTATCCCAATTTCGGGCATGGAAAATACAGATCAGTGGGCCGTAATTATACAGCCTCTTCAATTTTTAAACGTTGGATTAATTACTACTACAAAGCAAACCGGAGGGTTTACTATAACTAATAATTTAAACCAAGACTATGATATTACATATTGGGTGTTTAGACTAGGATGAGCTACGGAATAGAAATAAGAAACTTAGACAATAATATAATTATTGATACTGTTTATAGAAATATGAGAGTTTTCTCAGGCCCTACAACAGTGCCTCTTTATGCTGATTACGACTTATCCGGTACAGGATTTATATCCTTATTTGATTTAGTAATGGCTCAGCCTATTAGAGATAATGTAAATCCAGAAAACAGCGCTAGAGTTGTATATACTATTAGTGACTCTAGATTTCCTTCGGTACTTTTTTGGGGCACCAAAACAAATATAGGATTAAATCCAATAAATGGCTTTCAATATATTTTATTATCGCCAAGAACTCCAGCCCCTTCCACAGGAACTTACGGACTAGAGATATACGACAACTCTGACCCTCAAAATCTTATATTTAGTTCTTTAGTTGATCAGTCTATTGAAATTGTAGCTACTGGAACAGCTTCAAATTTTACAGGTAGCGAAGCATCTGCTTCTTCATATAGCATACCCGCAGGACAGGATATTAATAACTATTTTGTTTGTCTGACGGGAAGCTATTATATAAATATAGGTCCAGTCACGGGTGATCCCTCTGATGTCTATATTTATAACGGATTTAGGTATGATTATATTAATAATAAGATTTTTATTGAGTTTCAAACAGAGAACACGTATATAATAGGAAAATATATATTATGAGAAAATATGCCCATATAAACACTGAAACTGGAGAAATAGTTCAAGTTTCTTCTTTAAGTATAAATGACGGATATTCAGACTGGCAAATAAAGGAGGGTTTATTAATACGAGACATAACGGATTTAAATCCTGATAGATATTTTTTATCAAACTTTTATTATGTAGAAGATCCTGTTACTGGACCTGAATTCGTTCCTCGTCCCTCAAGACCGTCTATTTATTACAAATGGACTACAACGGGGTGGGAGCATGACTATGAACTAATGATGACTTCCATAAGATCTGATAGGGATAAATTACTATATAGTTGCGACTGGACCCAGCTTCCAGATGCACCTTTAACAGCAGAAGAAAAACTACTTTGGAATAACTATAGACAGGCTTTAAGAGATATTCCAAATAACATTACAACTGAAAAGTCACCCGAGGACATACTATGGCCAACGGCTCCGTAGAAGACTTTATAAAACAGTATCCAAACCTTCCTGACCCACGGCACCACCCTGCCGTGGTAAGGTACTACATTAAGCTATATAAATACCAGGTCAAAAATAATTCTTGACTTCGTATACGTATTAAATTATAATTCTTAACATGAGTAAAGAAATAACTACAATCTCCCCTGAAGGACTCGAAGTTGCAAACTGTTATCTACAGTATGGCAATATTCGTGCTGTCTGCGAATATATGGGTGTTAAGGAAGATAAAGTAGTAGAGCTTTTAAATAAACGAGAAGTCAAGCGGTATATTGATACGGTTTATTTAGACATGGGTTATCGCAATAAGAACAACATTGCTTCCGTGCTTGACGAGATGATTAACAGTAAACTTGAAGAAGCCCAGGAAACTGGTGTCTATTCTTCAAAAGACTTGGCTGACCTAATGATGATGGCACATAAGATGAGAATGGATGAATTGAAAGCACAAGCAGAGTTGCTGAAAGCTGAAAGTACTTCTATTAAGAATCAGACAAATGTGCAAATCAATGAAGCACTTCCATTTGGTCAAGGCAACTACGGAAAGTTGATGGAAAAACTTTTGAATGGATCTGAGTAGCTTAGAAAATGTATTTAGAGAACACTTACAAGCAGACCAACGAAGACTGGATCGAATCGAAGAAAAGATCGATAAGTTATCGGAGTTTGTAGTGCAATTGGCCCGCGTAGAAGAAAAGATTGAGAATCTTGAATCTTCTCGCGATAAGATAGGCGAGCGCGTAGGTAATCTTGAAACAAATCAGCTCGTGGTACAAAACAACCTTGCTAATCACGAGAAAATTTTAAGTAGTTTAACTCGGCTATTTTGGGCCGTAGTAACTACAGCCGCTTCCGGTATCGCAGGCGCAATCTTTTTCGTATAATGCCAGCTATTGTAGAAAGACTTACAAGGCAGCTTCGTTCAAAGGGCAATAAAAATGCAAAGTCAATGGCTTATGCACTTTTGAAAAAAGCCGGAGTACTTGATAGTAAGGGAAAGCTTACAGCAAAAGGAAAGAAACGAAACTCAATGACAGCAAGTCAACGTGCAAAAGCGCGAGCTGCAAAAGCCTCTGGCAAGTCGCCTAAGTCGTACAAGTATAATAAACGTACTAATCGTGCAACTTTAAAGCGTAGGAGAAAAAAGAAATGATTTTTAAAAAACGCGGGCAATGGTGTTTTTATGATGAAAGAGGGATAATTCGTAAGTTTAGTTCAGAGATAGAAGCAAAGCTTGCTTTAGGATCTGCTCCGCAGACAGAGATTGAGGATGAAGAGGGGGCTATACTACAATATCAACCAGAGGAAGAAGAAGGGTATCAGTCGTTCGAAGAAGAAATCGACGATTAGTCCCAAAGCTTGGACCGCTATGAAAAGCGGCTTCAAGAAGAGTAAAAAACGTGGCGGCAAAAAAGCGAAAAAGCGTTAGAAAAAAGCATCCAGCGTTAAAAAGAGCGGGCGTTTCTGGATTTAACAAGCCAAAGCGCACTCCTGGTCATCCGAAGAAATCACATGTAGTTGTGGCGAAGGTTGGTAGTAAAGTTAAGACTATTCGTTTTGGACAACAAGGAGTGAAGGGTTCTCCAAAGAAAAAAGGTGAAAGTGCAGCATATGCAGCACGTCGTCGCTCTTTTAAAGCACGCCATGCGAAAAACATCGCAAAAGGCAAGATGTCCGCAGCTTATTGGGCTGACAAGGTGAAATGGTAATGGAATATATTTATAAAGCATGGGAGTGGGTACAAGCGATAACAGTTCTGAGTGCAATGTGCTCAGCATTTGTAGCCGCAACACCAACTCCAGCAGACGATAAAATCTGGGGAAAAATTTACAAATACATTGATGTATTTGCAATCAATATTGGATACGCAAAAGATCGACATAAAATATGATACCAGTAATCTCAGAAATAGTATCTCTCGGCCAGACATGGCTTGAAGGGCGTAATAAAAAAATGGCAGCAAAGGCAGAAGCTGAAGCGGCTGTTATGATTAAAGCGTCCGAGAGTACTGCTGACTGGGAAAAAATTCAAGCACAAAATGCTGGAAATAGCTGGAAGGATGAGTGGCTTACATTATTATTTAGCGTGCCTTTAGTAATGTGCTTTATTCCTGGAGGAGTAGAGTATGTTCAAGCAGGTTTTACAGCATTAGAAGAAATGCCTCAATGGTATCAGTATACTCTTTCAGTAATTGTTGCCGCATCTTTTGGAGTTCGCTCCGCAATTGGATTTATAAAGGCGAAAAAATAAAATGGCAGTACAGATAAGTCGTCGTGATATAATTGACGATCATATATTAGATTTACAATCTGAGACAAGGTTTCTTAAACTTCCAGTAGATCCTTACCTTGAACTACTTGGAGTCACACCTCTGCCCTCGCAGAAGGCTATCATCAATGCGATTAATAACCCTAAGTATCGCTTTGTATGTGCAGCAGTATCACGTCGTCAAGGTAAGACGTATATTGCAAATATTATTGGGCAACTAGTTTCATTAGTTCCCGGCTCCAATATTCTGATCATGTCCCCAAACTACTCCTTGTCTCAGATTTCTTTTGATCTACAAAGAAATTTAATTAAGCATTTTGAACTTGAAGTAAAGAGAGATAACGCAAAAGATAAAGTAATTGAGTTGGATAATGGTTCAACTATTCGAATGGGTTCAGTAAACCAGGTCGATTCCTGCGTAGGCAGAAGTTACGACCTAATTATATTTGACGAAGCTGCACTTGCAGATGGTAGAGATGCTTTCAACGTTGCTCTTCGACCTACTCTTGATAAAGAAAACTCAAAAGCTATCTTTATCTCTACACCTCGTGGCAGGAATAACTGGTTTGCTGAATTCTTTGATCGAGGTTTTAATGATGAATTTCCGGAATGGTGCTCTATTCGAGCTACTTATAAAGATAATCCTCGCATGTCTGAAAGCGATATTGCGGAAGCTCGAAAAAGTATGTCCGAGGCTGAGTTTAGGCAGGAATACGAAGCAGACTTTAACACCTATGAAGGACAAATTTGGAATTTCGATCACGAAACTTGTGTGGTCAATTGTGAAAGTCTTGAGACGAGAAGATTCGACGTATTTGCAGGACTCGACGTGGGCTACAGAGACCCGACAGCGTTCGTCGTCATCGCCTACGACTGGGACGAAGAAAAATACTACGTCTTAGATGAGTATTTAGATGCAGAAAAAACAACAGAGCAACACGCTGCTGAGATTAGAAGGCTTAGTGATAAATGGGATATTGACTACATTTACATTGATTCAGCAGCTCAGCAAACTCGTTTCGACTTTGCTCAAAATTACGATATTACCACTATTAATGCCAAAAAATCCGTCCTTGACGGAATTGCTCATGTCGCGTCTATTGTGGATAATAATAATTTATTGGTTGATCAGCGTTGTTTAGAGACTTTATCTGCTTTAGACCAGTATCAATGGGATCCAAACCCGAACCTCGCAAGAGAAAAACCGAAACATAATCGAGCATCACATATGGCAGATGCTCTTCGGTATGCTTTGTATTCATTTGAGACGAGTCAGAGTACGTTTTAAGGATACCATCCGAAAAATAATATTTGACAATTTATCTACTACAAGATATAATTCTCGTATTGAAAGTGAAAATATGGGCGAAAAGGAGTAGCTACCTTTGTTCTTCCCTACTGAAGACGCCCATTTCCTAGTAGGAGGAGTGTATGACTAGAAGATTTTGGTCTGAAAAAGAGGTTAATTTTTTAAAGGAAAACTACCCAGATAAAGGGCAGGTATACTGCTCAAAAAGTTTAAATAGAACAGAGAGGGCAGTTAGGGATAAGGCAAGAAAACTCGGCATATCTAGTAATAATAGTAGGTTAGCTAAATCAGAATCATTAAAAAGCGGCGAGTATTCTAAAACTTTATTAAATACTAATTATACTTCTTTAGAACCTTATGTAACAGGAAAAACTAAAATACTTCATAGACATAATATTTGTGGTTATGAGTGGAAAGTTACTCCAGACGATATTAAAGTATTAAAGGGGTGCCCTCAATGTTCTCTTAATAGAGATTTATCAGGAAGAACATATTTATACTTTATTTATTTTGAGTCTTTGAACTTATATAAAGTAGGAATAACTAACTCGTGGAGCAATAGAAAATACGAATTTGGAGAGACACCGGATCTCTTAGAGTTAGAAGAGTTTGCTACTAGAGAAGATGCATTAAAGCAAGAAAATATTTTATTAGATAAATTAAGTATGTATATGTACGACAGCGGCTTACTGAAAAATGGAAACACAGAGACTTTTATATGGCCGAACTGAAAAGAGATAAAATAAAATATATTCGCGATAAAGCAAAGTCCAAATATGATAAAGGATCTGAATGCTATATCTGCGGTAAAACCTCAGAGTTAGACTTTCACCACTTTTATACACTTACTCCTTTACTAGATAAGTGGTTAAAAGAAAAGCAAAAGATTCGCCCAGAGCATTATACTGATGAGTACATTGTAATCTGGAGAGACGAGTTTATAGAAGAAAACTGGGCAGAGCTTTACGAACACGCAGTGACTATTTGTCACGACCATCACCTACAGTTACATTCTATTTATGGCAGAAATCCAAGTCTTGGAACTGCTAAAAAACAGATGAACTGGGTGGAAATCCAAAGAGAAAAACATGGCATGGTATAATAAAATTTTTCGCGGAAGATCAGAGAATGTAGAAGAAAAGCTGAATCCTGCTCAGCGCATAGAAGGAGGTTCTTCTTATACTTCTCGTGAGCCTAGATATACCTATCAAAAAGCCTACGAAGATCTAGAAATTGTTAATCGCGGCGTAAATATGCTCGTAGACGACATTTCTGAAATTGATTTTCAAGTTGGCGGAAATATGCCAGTTCCCGGCATTATTAAAGGATTAAAGGGCTCAAAAGTTAGCCGTTTATTAAATGTAGAGCCAAATCCTTTTCAAGATATTAGCACATTTCGCAGAAATTTATTCATAGACCTGATTGTAGACGGAAATATATTTATTTACTTTGACGGTGTTCACCTCTATCATCTACCTGCCTCAAAAATGGTGATTGTATCAAGTAAGAGCACTTATGTTGAAAAATATACTTTTCAAGGTATGATAGATTACTATCCAGATGAAATTATCCATATCAAAGAAAACTCTTTTGATAGTGTATATCGCGGCACATCTCGTCTGAAGCCTGCGCTTCGAACTATGAATCTTACTCGTAGTATGCGTTCTTTTCAGGATAACTTTTTTAAGAACGGAGCTGTTCCTGGATTAGTACTTAAATCTCCAAACACACTGTCAGAAAAGATTAAAGAAAGAATGATGCAGTCATGGCAGTCTCGTTATAATCCAGAAAGCGGAGGCCGACGGCCTCTAATTTTAGATGGTGGATTAGAAGTAGATAGTATCTCAAATGTAAACTTCCGAGAGCTAGACTTTCAAACTTCTATTGCAGAAAATGAAAAAACTATTTTAAAAGCTATCGGAATTCCTCCAATCTTAATGGATTCTGGTAATAATGCTAACATTCGTCCAAATATGAGAATGTATTATTTAGAGACTGTTCTACCTTGTGTAAATAAGTTTACAGAAGCAATGGAACGGTTTTTTGGGTTTGAGATCGAGGAAGATTTAGTAGATATTCCCTCATTACAGCCAGAATTAAGTGACCAGGCGGCGTATTATTCTTCTCTAGTAAATAATGGTATTTTAGCGCCAAATGAAGCACGAGTTAAATTAGGGTATGAGCGCATTGAAGGTTTTGATGATATTCGCGTACCCGCTAATATTGCAGGATCTGCCAGCAACCCTTCAGTGGGGGGTAGGCCTGCCGAATCAAATGACGGAGAGGATTAATGCCTACAATTAGACAAAAGCAATCTAGTTTAAATAAGATTGCTAATTTTTTTAGTATTACCCGTAAAATTTTAACTAAGCACGAATACATGAGCTCAGGATCTGTTCCTATTCGTATGAATATAATTATTCGTACTTTTGGTACTTATGAGCGTATGATTAATTCTTTAAAACAGTCTCATCCCTACCTAGAAGGTATGGAAGAGGCGGATGTTTTAGAGGGTGTAAAACCAGCTCCTAAACCTGTAGAAAAGAAAGAAGCTATAAAAGTAGCTTCAAAAGTTACGGTAAAGAAGCCAGAGGCGCCTGCGCCTAAGAAGGAAGTAAGCGATGGAAAAGATCTTTAACCTTACCTCGTCTTTTAAAGCTCTTGAAGAGGGTGAAGACGGTAGTGTTATGATTCGTGGCATGGCGAGTACTGACCATCAAGATCGCGCTAATGACGTTATTCGTGCAGAGGCGTGGGATAAAGGCGGTTTAGATAACTTTAAGAATAATCCAATTATTCTTTTTAACCACAATTATGATAAGCCTATTGGCCGTGCCACTGGCTTAAAAGTAACTCCCAACGGTTTAGAGTTGGAAGCAAAAATTTCAAAGTCTGCACCTGATTCAGTTGCACAACTTATTAAAGAAGGTATCCTTGGAGCATTTTCTGTTGGTTTCCGAGTCAAGGATGCTGATTACATTAAGGAAACTGACGGATTAATGATTAAGGATGCTGAATTATTCGAGGTATCAGTTGTTTCTGTACCTTGCAATCAAGCAGCTACTTTCTCTGTAGCGAAATCTTTTAACTCTATGAAAGAGTACGAAGAATTTAAGAAAACTTTTGTAAACAGTGTTGACGAGACTTCGGAAGAAGTCAATACTTCAGTAGAAGTCAATGAAACACGAGATGAGCAAAAAGCTCAAAACAAGGAGACAAAAATGTCTGAAGAAAATAAAATCGACTTGGAAGCATTTGCTAAAAAAGTTGCGGATGAAACTGCTGCTAAAATTGCAATGAAACAAGCTCAAGAAAAAGCTGCTGCAGAAGCAGAAGCTAAGAAACTAGCAGAAGCTGAAGAAGCTGAAGCTAAAGTAAAATCTACCATTGAATTTGGTATCCAATCTGGCACCGAGCGTCTCTTATCAGACGTTGAAGCTAAGTTGGCTGAAAAAGATGCGAAGATTGATGAAGTTATCAAAACTTTCCAAGCTCAATTGGAAGAAAAATCAGCTGAAATCGCTAAAATGAACGAGAGCAAGCGTGTATTTGCTGATCGTAAATCTGGCAAAATTGATCTTGGCAAAGACTTAATGTACGCTCACGTTTACGGTGTTATTACTGGTAAAGGTATGAACACTACGTACGCGCAGGATATCTTTCAAAAAGCTGGTGTAGATATTTCTGACGCTGCAACTTATGATGACGATATTTCTACAGCTCTTGAGCAAGAAATTCGCTCTGAGTTGATGGTTGCTACTTTATTCCGTGAGATTCAAGTTAATGCACAGAATACTACATTCCCAATTCAGCACGATGTATCGTTGGCACAGTGGGCCAACAACAACTACACTAACGGTGTAGCTAATGCAAACATTAAGAGCTCAAATGCTGGCGCCAACACTGTAAGCCCAAGTGAAGTTGTATTGACTGCTAAGCGTCTATTGTCACAAACCTTCTTGAATGACGAAGTAGACGAAGCTGTTCTTCTTAACTTGATGCCTATGATGGTTGATGCGATTGCTCGTTCACATGCTCGTCAGGTAGAGAATACATTTATCAACGGTAACGCTGATCACATTAATGGTTTAATTACTGATGCAGGTGCAACTACTCTAGTTGCTAATAACGCTGCTGTTACTGGTGCTGTTAATACTTTGACTGCTGCTGACCTTTTGGCTGCTCGTGCTACTATGGGTCTCTATGGCCGTAAGCCCGCGGATGTTGTATACATCGTTTCTCAAGATGGCTACTATGATCTGCTTCAAGATCCTGAGTTCCAGAATCTGAACGAAGTTGGCTCTGATTTGGCAGCTAAAGTAACTGGTACTATGGGTGCGGTTTATGGCTCTAACGTTATTGTTTCTGACGAAATGACTGGCGGTGCTGGTGAAGTTGTTGGTTTGGCTGTTAATTCACGTAACTTCGTTATTCCACGTCTCCGCGGTGTAACTGTTGAGCGTGATCGTGAAGTTGCATTCCAGCGTGATCTAATCGTTGCTACTCAATCGCTCGGCTTTAAAGCTTTGATTGCAGGTGCAGGTGTTAAGTCCGTATCTAAGGCTTAATTCCACTAAATTGGGGGAGGATTCTCCCCCAAGTTTTTACTAATTGACTTATGGCAAATTTAATTACATTAGAAGAATATAAAACTTTTGAAGGCATCTCAAGTCCAAAAGATGACGAGAAGCTTGAGTCTTTAATTACATCTATAAGTCAATTAGTAAAGACTTACTGTGGAAATAGTATAGTAGATTACTATAGTACAAATAAAGAAGAGCAGTTTTCAATTCCTTGGGAAACAAACTTTATTCAAGTAACCGAATCTCCGTTGGTAAGAGTATCAAGTATTCAAGAAAAGAACTTCTCTGAAAATACTTATAATGATTTGGATGACGATGAGTACTACGTCGATTATGCTTTAGATTGTATATTTCGAGTTCAAAAAGCTACAGGAATTTTAAAAGATTGGTCTAAAGGGCCGGGCTCCGTTATAGTTCGCTATACTGCAGGATACCCTTCTTGCCCAGAGGATCTAAAACTGGCAGTAGTTGATTTAATTACCTACTATCATAAAGATGAGTATAAGCAGCGACAAACTTTATCAGGAGCTACTCGCGAAAATCCTTCATCTACTACTTTAAGAAATAGTGTAGCTTTTCCAGATCATATCAAGAGAGTTCTTGATATGTATAAGAATTTCTAATGTCTAGAGAGCTAGTAGATAAGCTACTAAAGGAAGCTCTTAATGTAGCAAATGATAGATGGGCAAGAAAGGGTATTGATAAATCAAAACAAGAAATAAGAATTTCAAGAAAAAATCTTGTAAATGCTTTTAAAACAGCTTTCAGTAAAGAGCATGAAAAAGAGTTCCCTGAAAGCGCATCTCCCTTTTCTGAGAATGATAAAGTTTTTAATGAGGCAGCTAATGCATCGTTTACAGCTTTAAGAACTCATTTAAATAAGAAAAACACAAAAAGCTCTTTAGTATATGAAAGTACACAAATGATAGTGTTTGCTTCTGATGGTACCTATAAAGCTCCCGTATCCGCAATTAAAAAAAGTGGCATAGCATATATTAATAATGCTTTAAGATCTTTAGGAAAAGCACCTCTTAGTGCAGAACAAGAGCTAGGAATCCAAAAAGGGTTAGAAAGACTTCATACGAATGTTACCGTAGGGATGGGTAGACTAAAGTATACTTTAAATTACTTAGAGGAGTCTGGTGAAATGTCGGATTTTTTTCAATCTAGCTCCTTTAAAAGAATAGAAGACAAGTACGGACAATTACTAGCAAGCTACGAAATAATAGATGGAAGTAAGGGAAAAGAAGTTAGGTATACTCAAACAGTAGGAATTACTTTAGCCCCTAAGTCAAAAAACTGGGCGGGGTCAGAAAGCAAAGATTGGTCAAAGCTAAAGCCTAAGTTAGATAAAGCACTAACTGCATGGATAAAAACTTTACCAATGGAGGAGCAAAAAGGAAGTAAGAGCCCTAAGCAGTATATAATAGAAACTGTAGGGCATGCTATTATGTCAAGTTTTGATAATAAAAAGAACTTGACTGTAAAAACACAATATAAAAACAAGCCAAAGTCCATTAAAAGGTCAAAACAAACAAAAAGTACAAAAGAAAAACTACCTACCACTCCAAAAACAGTAAAAGCTAGAAATCTGAAAACAAAGGTAGCTAAAGGAGTTTCTGTACTACCAGTTCATTTAATGGGCCTATTAAATAAAGATCTACCTGCTACAGTCGCAAAAAATATGGATAGCCCTAGATTAAACTATGAAACTGGCAGGTTCGCTTCTTCTGTAAAAATAACAGATATAGTACAAACTCCACAAGGGTATCCAAGCATTGGATATACGTATATGAAGTATCCTTATCAGACTTTTGAGCCTGGGTATGCTCAAGGAGATATAGATAGAGATCCTAGAAAACTAATTGATTATTCTATTCGAGAAATAGCAGTACAGTATGCTATTGGAAGATTTTACACTAGGAGAGTATAATGAATAAAAGAAATTACACAACTCGTAGAATCTCAATAGTAAATGCTTTAGTAGACAAATTAAAAGAAATAGATGGTACTGGAGACTATCTTACTAATTTATATGATAATGTTCATCCTCGTCTTAAATTTTGGGATGAAGTGGAGGAATTTCCTTCAATTCATTTAAACGCAGGATCAGAAACTAGAGACTATCAGGGTGCAGGATATAAAGATCGATTTCTTGGAATTACTTTACGAATATACGTAAATGAGGAAGATGCAGTAGTTGCCCTTGATAAACTAATGGAAGATGTAGAAACAGTTCTTGAAGTAAACTCTAGATTAGAATATACAGATAAACAGGGCAACACTCAACATACTCAACAAATCACAATCGTAAGTATTGATACTGACGAAGGTGTACTTGAACCCTACGGCGTTGGAGAAATGCTAATAGAGGTTCGATACTAGAAACGACTGGCACGAATCAAAGGATTCACGATCAAGTCCTTTCAATATTCATAGGAGATAAACTATGGCTGATTTACATTTTAGTAGAAATACTAAAGTCTATCTAGAACAGGGCAGTACTATTTGGGAAATTCCTGTACTTGATGGATTTTCTTTTTCTCAGGCAACAAACGCTACTGAGATTACTTTAAATGAGATGGCTGCTTCTGATGGCACCTCTCGCCGCGCTCGTCAAATGTTTACAGATTCTTATGCTCCTGCTGAGTGGTCTTTCGCATCTTATGTACGACCTAATGCAAACGGTGCAGTAGAAGAAGCTCTTTGGGCCAATTTTGTAGCTGCAAATACCTATGATCCAGCTACTCATACTGTTAATGGTTGGGCCGTAGGTGTTACTAAAGACGGTGCAGCTAAAACTACTGCATTCGATTTTGATGATTCAAATAAAACTACTCTAGGCACTTTTAACTTATATTTTGTAATGGGTGCATGCGGCGTCACTGGAGCAGACTATGATTCTGGAGATGTTACACAAAATGTAACAATCTATAAAATTACAGACTGTGTAGCAAATTCTGCTTCTATTGATTTTGATATTGACGGAATTGCAACTATTAACTGGTCTGGTTTTGGCCAGATTATTTCAGAACCTGCTACATTTGATGCTTCTGGTGCAATTGCTACTGGTGTATCAGAGACTGGAAACTACATTAGAAATAGACTGACTTCGCTCACTGCTATTTCAAGTGTATCGGGGTCTTCAGTAAATTATACGTTAGTTTTAACAGGCGGAAACATTACCTTTGAAAATAATATTACATATTTAACTCCAGAAACTCTTTGTGAAGTTAATACTCCACTTGGTCATGTAACAGGAACTCGTTCAATTTCAGGAAACTTTACCTGTTATCTAAATGGAGCTGCTACTGCGAGTGCAGATTTATTTGAAGATATTATTTCAGCGACTACGGTAGTTACTAACTCATTTGACCTAACTTTCTCTATTGGAGGAAGCTCTGCTCCTAGTATGTCTGTTGCGATGCCGAAGTGCCACCTAGAAGTACCTACTCATTCAATTGAAGATGTAGTATCACTTGATACAACCTTCCATGCTCTGCCAAGTACTACTGGCGGAACTGACGAAGCAGTGATTACATACACCGGTTCTTAATTCTATA